GACTTGTCAAAAATGTGGAGTAAGAGGGGGGAGACTAAATGCTCATCACATCAAGGAATTTGCTAAGTATCCAGAATTAAGATATGCTCTAGATAATGGTATAACTTTGTGCTTAAATTGTCATAGAAGCATACATAAATTAATATCAAAAAAAGACCGAATATTAGCCGATACTCAGGTGGTAGACAACCCTGATGCACCAACTGAATATTCGGAATAAAATTATGCCTGTAACAGCAACCTCATTTTCACCCTCTACTAAAATTTTAAGCGGAGATGTGAACACAAACTTTACTACTTTAGTAAATGCTTTAAACAATTTAAGACCTACTTTATATGTTTATATATCAGATAATTTAGCTGTTGATACAAATGTAACACAAGAATTTGAAATTAAATCTGCTCAAACTTTAACTATGAGTGCAATAGATTTACAAGCTAAAACTGGTCCAGTCGGTGCTGATTTAATAATTGATATAAATAAGAATGGAAGCACCATATTTTCTACTAGACCCGAAATTGCCGATGGTGAAACTTCTGGAGGTTCAAGTGCGGTGTTTTCTATAACTACTGTTACGGCAGGTGATATTATTACTATAGATATAGACCAAGTTGGAAGTGGGACTGCAAGTGCTGATGTTAGTATTGCCCTATCTTTCAAATTATAATATGGCAAGAACTTATATATTTTATCCAGACAAACACCCTGAAACTACGAGCTGTGATGGTTTTGTATTAAGGCAAGAGGTTGGAGGGGAAATTTGGTCAGTAATTAGAGCAGGAGCAGGAACTGGAAGATTTGATGATGAAACTACTACTTATATTAATTTTATAAGACGTGACCCTCCTGATAAGTGGTTACGATTAACTAGAGGAATTAATTTGTATGACACTTCTTCAATTAGAGATACGGCTAATATTTTAAGCGCAACTTTATCTCTTTATGGAACTTGGAAAAGTGACGATTATAGTAATAATCCTAAGATAAATATTTATAGTGTTGCTCCAGCTTCTAACACAAGCCTTACAGTTTCTGATTATGGAAATTTTGGGACGACTCCTTATTCTTCTGATATAACCTATGCGAATTTTGATGATTCTGGATGGAATGATTTTATTTTAAATGCAACGGGACGTGGAGCAATAACAAAAACAGGAATTAGTAAATTTGGAATTAGAGAGGTAACTTATGACGCAGGGGGAGCAACACCTACTCACTCTACATCTACAGAGTTATCGCAAGGATTTGTAGTTGCGTCTTCTAAAAGTGCAAACTCTCCTTATTTAACTGTTATTACTGATGAAATAGTAAGTAATGTTTCTGGGTTCTTATTGTAGAATTTATATAATTAAAATATAATAAGGAAATGAAACACTTGACTAAAGAAGAACGAAAAGGTGGCGTTTCTGGTTTTATGCTGTAATTGGATGTTTACAAATTATGATATTTAATTTATAGTTTAGTTAATGAAAAAACCAATATGCAAATTTCTTTCTAAAAATTAGTCTTATAAGGTGGGGGGTTAACTTTAAACTCCATTGCATATTGGTTGGTTGCCCCCCGACCTTATAAAAGAAAGGATATTTATAAAAGATACTTATTATTTTCCTCACGATTATAATTCGGCAAACGATCAAAAAGTTCTTAAATTAAGAGCTAAATTTAACAATTATGAAGGTTATGGAATATTTTTTATGATAATTGAAGCTATGGCTCAGGAAGATAATGGAATTTTAGAAAATGATTGTATGCCTCAGCTATCGCTGAGCTATAGCATACCTATGGATTTGCTAAAAGCAGTTATGGATTTTGCTATAAAAATTGGTTTATTTATTCAAGATGAAAAGGGCATTTATAGTAAAAGAATGATGGAACACAAGAATTTTAGAAAGGCTAAAAAAACCGCTGGAAAGAAAGGTGCAAGTATTAGATGGAAAAATAGGTCAGCTAATAGGTCAGCCATTGGGTCACCTATGGCAGACCCAATGCAAAGGAAAGGAAAGGAAAGGAAAGAGAATACTAATACAACCATTAATTATAAAAATAAATTAGATAAAAATACAAAGAAAAAATTTAATAATTTTAAATTAATAAAAAATTTAAACGAAGAAGAAATAAATAAACTTATTAAGAAATACCAAGTTACTAAAGATTTTATTTATTCCTGTATTGATAATATGGAAAATTGGTTAGGTAGAAATGGAAAGTCCGGAGAGTATAACGAGCCTTATAAGAATTATTTATATGCTTTAAAGAATTTTATTAAATCTGATAAAGGTAAAGAAAATAATATAAAATCAACTCAACCAAAGGGCATATTTGCTCAATATGTTGATAAAATGGACAGAGAAAAAAATAAATGAATAAATCACTTGACTTAATTATTAAAAGTTTAACTTACGAGAAAATTAAACAAATAATTTTAGACCCCGAAATGACTGACAGGGTTGTAGATAAAGTTTTGAATGAATTATCAGAAAGAAAGGAAAAATTTAAAACATTTAATGGGGAAGAAAGTTATAAAGAATATCTTAAAATGCAAGCTAGATGGCGTGATGGTATTCCTACAGGATTTAAAACTTTAGATTGGTATTTTAAGTTTTTACCTCAACAGCTTTATTTAATTTCAGCACCTACCCACTTTGGAAAAACTACATTTGCTTTGAATATGTGTGCTAGGGTGGCAGAAGATCATAAAGTTTTATTTTGCTCGTTAGAGCAAGGAATATTTGTTGCTCCTAGAATAAAAACAATTACTGGTCAACCTATACCAGACAAACTAGAAATATTAGAAAGCTCTCAACTTTTAAGTGTCAATGATTTAAGCGTTGCGATTGAAGATAAAAAACCAGAATTAGTTTGTATAGATCATTTACATTTTATGAAAAAAAACGGGAAAGGGGTTACTGAAGATGTGGATAATATGATAATTGAATTACAAAATATGGCTAAAAGATTAGAAATTCCAGTAATTGTAATTGTTCATCTTCGCAAATTAAATGGAGATAGACCGCCTGAATTAGATGATTTAAGGGATAGTTCGAGCCTATCTCAAGTGCCATCTGTAGTTATGCTTTTATATCGTAAAAAAAATTCTGATAGCTCAGAGAATTATTTAGAAACCGAAGGAATATTGTTTATAGCAAAAAACAGAATACAAGGAAAAACTGGTTGTAGAAAATTTGAATTATTAAATAATGGAAAATTTATATTTGATAACGATTATAAAAATAAAATTAAAAAAATATTTGTATGACAAAAATAATAAAATTATTACCTAGCTATATTATTTGGAAGAAAAAACAATGGGAATTAGAGAAGAAAAAATCTAAAACTGAACAAATAAAAGAGTTTAAAAATTATATTTACAGATGAATTTTACATTTAAGTATAATTAATATATAATACCCTTATGATTACAAGAAAAAAAGTTACAGACGAAGAAAAAAACCGAATATTAAGAGATATTTGCAAACTTATGTATGATGGAATTAATAGAGGTATAGCTATTAAACAAGCTGCTAAAAATGCTAATAGACCTTACATAACCGTTAGATATCACTTTGATAAATGGGTAAAAGAAAGTTTAACAAAACAATTTTTTTAACCAGTCTATTATTTTAGGCAGGAATAATAGGCTGATTATAGAAATTGGACTAGACAAACTATTATATTTAATATATACTATGTTCAGTTAATAAAACAAAAGGACAAAAAAAAGGAGAATTATGAAAAACTTTTCAACAAATTCAAATATCGACACTTGGCAACAAGTAATGGCTCATAAAAAAAATGATACAAGACACAAGGGGATTACTAATAATTTAACCTCTGATGAATTAGATACAATAATTGGAACAGTAGAATATTTTAGAGGCAATATTACACAATCGCTATTTGATTTAAGAGTAGCCAGATATAGAGTTTTTAATTGGTTGGCTATGAATGTTATGAGCGCAGATAATCCTAGATGTGGAAGTATAAATTCTACTAAAGTTTTAGTTTATTCGTTTTTAACTAATCAAGGAGATATTAATAAATGGATTGATGATCTAAGAACAACAGATTATGAAATATTTACCGATTGGGAAAATATTAATTTAAAGGAGAAAAAATAATATGAAAACCTATTTTACATTCGGACAAATCCATACCCACTCAGTTAACAATAAAACTATTGATAAAAGTTCCGTTATAGAAATGGAAACTAAAACTAGAAAAAAAGCAAGAGAAAGAATGTTTGAAATTTTTGGTCAGAAATGGGCTTTTCAATATAGCGAAAAACCAGATAAATGTTATTACAAAGAAATTATTAAATTATAAAGAAAGGAAATTTATGAAAAATAAATCTTTAAAAGATAAAGCCATCTTAATTAAAGGAAAGGCTTATGTCTTAGTCGCAAATAGAATTGTTTATTTTAATGAAACATATCCTAAAGGTTATATCCAAACTCAGTTAAAAAGTGAAAATGATAGTTCTTTAGTTATTGTTAAAGCTAAAATTACTCCAGATATTTCTCAACAAGATAGATTTTTCACAGGATATAGTCAAGCTAAATGGGGCGAGGGATATATTAATAAAACCTCAGCTTTGGAAAATGCCGAAACCTCGGCAGTTGGTAGAGCTTTGGCTATGATGGGGATAGGCGTAATTGATAGCATCGCAAGCGTAGATGAAATTAATAAAACTACTCATTATCAAAAACCAATAAAATGATAGATCATATTTCTATTAGTTCTATAAGTTTATTTACTCAATGTCAGCATTGTTGGAAACTTCATTACCTAGATGGCTTAGAGCTTCCAAGCAATAAAGCTATGAATTTTGGAGGTTTATATCATAGAGAAGTTGATAATTATCACAAAGGTAAAAATTCTAATTTAGATTTAATTGTTGATTATGTAAGTGTTATTCCGCAAAGTTATAGATTGGAAAGTGAAGGAAGATACTCAGAGAAAATCCAAGTTGGTAATTATCAAACAATTTTACCAGTTACTTTGATTATTGATGGCATAATTGAAGGTGGGATTTGTGATTTAAAAACCTCATCTAAAAAACCCAAGCCAAGTTTACAAAGTGATATTTATGGAGCTTGGTTCTATCAGGTTTATGGTTTTGAACCAGATTTTACTTTTAATTGGTATCCGAAAAAAAATGTAAATAAAACAGTTAAAAATATAAAATTTAAGGTAACTAAAAAAGAAATGATTGAAGGGATTGAATATATTAATCACATAATAAGGGAAATTAAAAGATCAAAATTTGATAGTTGGGATACTGATTGTCGCTGGTGGTTTACCCATCACGATAATTGTATTTTTAAAAATGATTAATGAAATAAAAAATGAAATACTAAAAATTACAGTTTGGTTGAAAGGTAAAAGTATTGAAATTTTAACAGCAGATGAATTGTCGCGAGCTGTAACCCGCCTTGCTATATTGCGTGTTAACTTAGGACAAGAATTTGCTAAAAGTGGCTCTAATTACGATTTAGCATATATTAGTAGAAAAATACAATATGCTGTACAGTTTACTAAACTTAAAAATGAAGTAACTGAAAAATTAACTCAAAAAGATTTAGACTCTAAAACCTTAATAGAAATTAAAGAATTTTATGAAAAAGAAATTGAACTTAAAATAATAGCTGATGATTTAAAAATGCTTTATGATAGCTCCGGAAAATTAGTTAGCGCTTTACAAACTAGATTAGGAGTTTTAAAACAAGAAAAATAGGAAAGTATTTTACAAAAATAATATGAATCATTTATTTTATTGTCATAATTGTGGTAAACAATTTGAAAAAAATATTCAAGATAAAGAATTAAAAACTCTTGAAGTTGTTAGGGGTAAAAAAGGGATTAGCTGTATTTTTTGTCATAAATTACAGGCAGAAAATATTAAGATTTTAGCTAGATTAGGTATAGTTACAGGAAAATGCTTTACTCCAGTTGCAATAATGGAAGATAAAAACGGTAAACAATTTGAAGTAAATAATAAAGGAAAGGTAATCTCATCTTCCAGTACAAAATATGATAACGATCCTAGGGGTTGGAAACGAAAGGGTAAAAAAGCCATTAGAAGAACAGATCAACACGGAAAAATTAATAATAGATAAAATTATGCAATTAGATATAATAATTCCCATATTAAATCAACAAATTAGAAGTCAAGAATCCCTATCAAGTCTTAAACGACTACAAAAAAATGATAATCGTTACATAATTATTGATAACGGAAGCAATCCTAAAGTTAGAGACTGGCTACTTGGATTAAGTGGTAATGATATGGTTATTAGAAATTCTGAAAATGTCGGACTCCCCAAAGCTTTAAATCAAGCCAGAAGTATCTCAAAGGCTGATTACTTATTTAACACTCATTCAGATATTATAATGTTCGAGCAGGATTGGGATTTAAAAATTATAGAAGCTATTGAAAAAGCTAAATCAGAAATTGGAGAAATTGGAGTTGCTGGATTTTTTGGAGCTTTAGGAATTGGAACTTATGATTTATATAAAACTTCTTATCAAATACAACAATTAGTCAGACGATTTACGATTAGTGGTAATAGATGTAAATTAAATTCTTCGGTTCATCATCAGTCTTTATTTCCCGATATTTATAAACAATGTGCTGTATTAGATGGTTTTGGTTTAATTTGCAAAAGAGATTTAAAATTTTGGAATAAGAGTGTCCATCATATGTATGATAATGATATTTGTCTTGAATCAATTAATAAAGGTTATAAAAATATTGTTATAAATATGGACATAGATCACATTGGAGGACAGACAGATGTTAGTGAAGATTGGGCAAGTAAATTTGGAAAAACAAAAGCAGAAATACACTCAGAAAGCCACTTCCCTTTTTATGAAAAATGGAGAAATTTAATTCCCTACAATATTTAAAATTGATTGTTTACAAATTGTTATATTTAATATATACTATGTTCAGTTAATAAAAATTAAGGAAAAATATGAATATTTACACTTGAAGATATTGAGAATTATTTATATTTTAAATTTATAAAAGGGGGTGAGTAAAAAATGAATATTAAAAAAATAATAGGAATTTTAGTCTTGATTTTATTTGGAATGTTAATTAATTCCGTTTTTAGTAATAAAAAAGTTGAACAAACTACAGTTAATCCTGAGATTGTTAATACTACAGTTAAAGAAGCTGAAATTAAAGAAACTGAAAATAATATTGTTTCTAATGCTGATTGGAAAGTTTATAGAGAACAATTTATTAAAGGTGCATTATCAGAAGACCCAAATTGTTATAAATATGCTAGTTGTGTCATTGATTATATGGAAGACAATTACGGCAGACAAGATACGATTAATTATGCAGTTAGATATGAAGAAACTGGGGAACTTCCATACGCACTTAAGGAAGCTGCTGGAGAATGTTTAATTTATTTAGAATAATTTTAAATTTATAAAAGGAGGTGATAATTATGAGAGATTTACCATTTGCAGAAAAATTAGCATATTATGTATATGTGATTGCCACTTTTGGTTTAGTTTGGGTTATAAAAGTTGTTATTAAAAAAGCTATTATAGAAAGCGAGGATTTATGATTATACCCTTTAATGAAGTTTATGACAAAATTAAACACATAAGGGCAGGTTGTCATACTTGTGAACTTGAAAAACTTTATAATTTAGCCTATGAAGTTCCTGAAGGGGGTTTGATAGTAGAAATTGGGAGTTACTTAGGCTCTAGTGCTTGTATGATGGCTCAGACTGGAAAACAAATTATTTGTATTGATTGCTTTAAAGATCATTTTGATGGGTTTGGGGATGATAGAGTTTATATGCAGACTGAGATTGAAAAAAATATAAAACCATATAGTAATATAAAATTATATAATGCTAAATCAGAGGTAGCTAAAAAATGGATTAGAAAACCTATTGATTTATTGTTTATTGATGGCGATCACGCTTACGAAGGAGTTAAAAGAGATATTGAAAATTATTTACCTAAGGTTAAAAAGGGCGGACTAATAGTTTTTCACGATTATGCTTCATCTCACTCTGGAGTATTAAAAGCTGTTGATGAGTTAATGAAAGATTGTAAAATTTTAACTGACATTTGGTCAATGAGAATATTTAAAAAATGATACCAACACCTTGTGGAAATCATACATTTATTGATAGAGGAGAATTATTAAAACAAGCTTGTCTTGTAGCTAATAGAAATCCTGATGGACTTTGTTTAAAAATTGGATATAGATATTTTTTTACAGAAGGAGAAAGTTTAGCCAAATTTAAGTGGTCATCTTCTCCTTTTTTTTTATTAGATAGCACTAGAATACAAAATATTTGTAGTTGGTATGGTTTAGCTCCCAGGGTTTATGCTGTTAATATTATTGAATGGGAAAATAAATTAGCTGTTTATCAATTACAAGATTATACCGGAGAAGGTGAGGGAAAAAATGAGAATGTTTGGCAAAAGTGTGTTGATGTAGCTGAGATTTATGGCGCTAAAGTTTTATTAAAAGAGGAAAGGGGCGGGGTTTGGAATAGTGCGGGCGGTAAAAGGGTTGGATTTAAAAGTTTTGGATTTGAAGATTATAAATTATATGACAGTATTATTGATGATTTTAAAAAATATAAACAAAAATTTTATCCATTAATTAAAAAATTAAATTTTAATAGAACAGAGTACAGAGTAAAAACAAAAGAACAGTTGACAGTCTTACGAGAAATAGATAATTATAACTGTAAATTTAATAATGATTATCTTTTATGAAAAAGATTTTAGTTGCTACTGCTTGTTTGCACGAAAACACAACCTTAGTGCGTAGATTGGAATTATCTTGTAATAAGCAAAATATTCCTTTTAGAACTTTTGGTGTTGGAGTTAATTTTAAAAATTATGTTCAGGCTAAAATTGATTACTTCTTAGATTTTCTCCCGACCGTTAAACAAGAATATACTTTACATACTGATGGCTTTGATAGCTTTTTAATTAAAGGTTATTATGAAATTTTGAAAAGATTTGTAGAGCAATATCATAAAATTATAATTGCCGGAAGTCACGATTGTTATCCTGATGTTAGTTTAAAAAATAAATTTCCAATTATCAATAAAGATGGATATAATTTTCTTTGTGCTGGACAATATATGGGAAAAACCAAAGATATAATTAAAGTATTAAAAAGAATCAAAATTCATACTAGCTCAGAAATTATGAGTAGCGATCAAAGATTATGGCAACAGGCTTTTACTAAACAAATTTATGATATAGGAATTGATTATAATCGTAGGCTTTTTCAAACTGTTTTAAATGGTAATAAGGAAAAAATTGAGGATACTTGCGTTTTACATTTTGGTGGTGGCAAGGGCAAAAGTCCCAATGAAATTTTTATGAATGAGTGTTATAATTATTATATTGCTTAATTTTAATTTAAAATGAAACCCATAAACAAAGCCGTTTGCAATATTATATTGCCTGTATTTAATCGTTCAGAGCATACTATTCAAACAATTACCTCATTATTTCAAAATACCCCATTAGAATTATTTTCATTACTTGTCATTGATGACTATTCTGGTTTTGAAACTAAAAAAGTTTTATTAGATTTACAACAAGAATATAGATTTATGATGTTTAGGAATGAGGAAAATCTTGGACCGGGTAGATCAAGAAATAAGGCTTGTGATTTTATCCAAAACAATTATAAAACTAGAAAATATTTATATTTTACTGATAATGATGTTTATTTTAAGAAAGGTTGGTTAAGCCAACTAATTAATATTTATAAAGTAGTTAGTAAACAAAAAGTAGCTTTATTAGGCGGTGGCTGTCATCCTTATTTAAAAAATAATGAAGAAATTTTAAGTACCTTATTTGATAAAGAATCTCAAGGTTTATTTAGAATTGGAATTAAGGACGCTGTATCAGGATATTCTCATTTAATTACTTGGGAAATTTGGAATAGGTTTAAATATTTCGATCACCAAGATGGATTAGATAAAAAAACTGGTCGTAGTGATGATTGGGCTTTTTGTCAGAAACTTATTAAAGCAGGCTTTTTAGTAGGAAGCATTGAACCTGAATTAATTATTTCAACTGGAAAAACTGATACTTATGGAGATCAGGCTATTGGTCAAGAAACTTTTAAAAATATAGATGGAGTAAAAATAATATGAAAATAAATCTTGCTAGTGGTCAAAGACCTTTTGAAACTTGGACAAATATTGATGTTCAAGAACAAGGTTATCAAGTTGAGATAATTGCTGATGCTAAAAAAATTCCTTTAGATGATAAATGCGCAGACATTATTGTGGCACATCATTTAGTTGAACATATTGCTATTCACGATTTACAAACTTATGTAGGGGAATGGTTTAGATTGCTTAAAAATGGTGGGAAATTAGCTGTGTTTGTTCCTAACTTAAAAGAAATAGATAGAGCTTGGCTTGATGGGAAAGTTGATACATACATTCACAATGTTAATACCTATGGAGCTTATCAAGGTTCTGAATATGACTTACATAAATGGGGATATGATAGACAAGAATTAATTGATCGTATGAGTGGATGGGATGGAAATAATAAATTATTTAATTGGCAGACTAGAGATATTACTAGAGAAGTATTAAATGAGCCTATTTATGAAGGTTCTGATTGTGTTCTGGATTGGTGGATTTTGGCTCAAGAATTTACTAAACAAATATAAAATATAGAAAGAAACTTATGAAACCTTATTTATATTTAGACATAAGATTACCATTTATAAGAATATATACAAATATAATGTCAAAAAGTATTGATTGTTATACATACGAATATATAAGCTTATCAGTAGAGATTTTTAAGTATAATTTTAGTTTTATGTTATATGAGCCTGGTAATAGAAGAAAAAAAAGATTGACACTAAACCAAATACAAAAAGATATTATTAAAAAAATAAATAGATTAAAAAATGGAAATAAAGTCTTTTGGAAAAGATTTGAAAAATGAAATTACACATAATTATTTCTATTATTAATGAAGTTAATTTAACTAAAGATGCTGTTGAAAGTATTAAGACTAAACATACACATTCAATACACATCATTGACCAAGGTAGCGATCAATTTACTCAAGATTGGTTAAGTAGTAAACAAAATTCAAAAGATTTTTGGGTTCATAGATTTTCACCTAAAGTTAGTTTAAGTGAAGCTTGGAATAAAGGAATCAAAGAAGCTATGAGCGACCCTGAGTGCGAGTATATTTTTATTACTAATAATGATGTAATTTTTCACAAAGATACTATAGATAATTTACTAGAAGCTATGGATAAAACTAATTATTCAATGATTACTTGTAACAATGTAGCTCCGATAATGGGATTAGAAGATTTTAAAAAAATGGAAGTTAAGAAAGATGAAAATTTATTAAATCCAATTACTAATTGGAGAGAAGAAGGGCCTGATTTTAGTGGATTTTTAATCAACAGACAGACTATAAGCAATATAGGTTGGTTTGATAATAATTTCTATCCTTGTTTTTATGAAGATAATGATTATCATACTAGAATTTTAAAGGCTGGAAAACACGCCAAACGAACTTCACAAGCTCCTTATTATCACTTTGGATCACTAACTGCCAGAAATACCAACACTAATTCTAATTTAACTCAAGCTAAGTATGTAGATAAGTGGGGAGCTATGCCTGATAAGGTAATGGACGGAGAAGGTTATAAAACACCATATAATGAAGCTGATAAAAATTATAAATACTTTAGGGGGGTAGAAAAATATGACTAAAAGAAAAATATTAGTTTTAGCCGATAGTCCAACTGTTAGTACCGGATTTGCTACTGTTTCAAAAAATGTTTTAAAAGAGCTCTATGATACGGGCAAATACGAAATAGATATGATTGGGATTAATTATGACGGAACTTTTGATAAGGAAAAATTTGGAAAAGAATTTTATTATCTTAATACTTTAGTTCCTTCTCATAGAATTGGCTCGGCTGATATGTTTGGTAGAGAATACGCTTTAATGGCTTTGACCGGTGCATTCCAAGAAATAAAACCTCCTTATGATATTTTTTTTACTATTCAAGATCATTTTATTTTACAGGCTAAATCCCAACAATTTAAGCAAAGTTTTGCCGAAGGAATTAGAAAACTACAAAATAATACTTTAAGAAGTAAATTTTTTAAAAATCATTTTGTTTGGATTGGTTATTATCCTGGTGATGGAACTTTAAAGAAAATTTGGATTGATGATTGTATAGCTAAGACCTCTTTTCCTGTGGCTTATTGTGATTTTGGTTTTGAACAGATTTTAAAATTTGCTGATGATAAAAATAAATTAAAAACTAGGTTGAAAGTTATTAGACACGGAACTAATACTAAAGATTTTTATCCAGTATCAGATAAGGATAAAAAAGAATTTAGAAAAAAATACTTCCCAATGATTGATAATGATACTTTTTTAATTATTAATGTTAACAGAAATCAGACAAGGAAAGATTTATTAAAAACATTAATTGTTTATAAAGAGTTTAGAAAAAAGAATTCTAATTCGTTTTTGTATTTACATTGTACCCCAAGAGATGTAGGGGGTAATTTATACGATATGGCAAGACAAATTGAACTAGAAGAAAAAGATTTTGCGTTTCCTAAAAATTTTAATCCTAGTATTGGAATCCCTATAGGTGTTTTAAATAGAATTTATAATTGTGCAGATGTGGTTATAACTACTACTTTTGGTGAGGGTTGGGGATTATCTATTACCGAAGCTATGGCTACTAAAACTCCAATAATTGCCCCGAATATTACCTCTATTCCAGAGATTTTAAATACTAAAGATGGTTTTAATGAAAATACTTCAAGAGGATTTTGTTTTAATTCCGGTATGACTTTATCGGAAATAGTTTGTCTTGGTCAAATTGATAATGAAATAATTAGACCTATGACTAATGTTAAAAGCGCTGTAGAAATGCTTAATTTTATTTATAAGAAGAAGTCTAAGGTCAAAAAAATAGTAGAACGAGCATATCAATACGCTAAAAAGTTAACTTGGAAAAATGAGTGTAAAAAATGGGTTAAATTATTTGATGAAGCTTGTTTAATAAATGATGAATTAAGAAAACGAGGCTCTACTAAGGGAATTGGCAAAAGAGGTAAAGATATCTATTCTTTAAATGGAGATGTACTTAAAAAAGTAAATAGAAATGACAGGTGTCCTTTGTGTTTAGAAGAAGGCATTAATATTAAAATTAAAAAATGTCTTAAACACCGAAAATACTTTTTATAATATGTATAAAAATCCAAACACAGAATACAACAAAAGCGAACCATTGACTGAGAATGCTTTAATGTTTTATCGGGAATATTTAATTAAGAAAAATTTTAAAATTAAAACTAGAGATGAAAAAGAATATAACAAATTGTCTAAAGAATTTAAATTAGACAAAGATGACTTAAAATATATTGATATAAATGCAGGAATTGATATTCAGTTTAGGGCTATGTGTAGATTTAGCGATGTAGACTACAAAGTGTTTATTAATAATAAGTTTGATCATTACTTAGAGTGTAAAATTCGCTATCATAATTTTGGGCATTATAAATTAGAAAAAATGCCGTTTAGAAAATTTGCTGTAGCTTACACTTTAAAAAAAAGATATAAAAAAAATACTTTTTATTTAATAAGAGCCGATGACAAAATAGCAGTCTTAGACTTATGGGAAGACCCAACAAAAATAATGGAAATGGTTGCTAGACGAGATAGAGGCGATGAAAAAGATATTTACGCTTTATATGATATTGATAAATTTAAAGTTATTAAAATATTAAATAGTAACAAATTTAATTATAAATAATAAAGAACATTATTAAAATTATATAGTAGGGGATACGGGTTTAAAATGGTGGGGGAGACGGGCAAAATAACATTTGACAAGAGACTAAGGGAGAGGGGGGATGGGTAGTGGGGGAGGGGAGTTATTAAATAAAAAGGATATTATGAATAGAATGATTACTGATTTAAAAGGATGGGATAAAAACCCACGCAGTATTAAGAAAGAAAGTTTAGAAAGATTGAAGAAATTAATTACGAAATTAGGAATATTTAAACCTTTCTTAATTACAGAAGATGGGATTGTGTTGGGTGGGAATATGAGATTAAAGGTTTGTAGAGAGCTTGGAATTAATGAAGTTCCTGTTTCTATAGTTAAAGCACCTACTGACGAAAAAAAATTAGAATATGCTTTGGCTGATAATGATAGAGTTGGAAATTATAAAGAAGATAAGTTAAAAAAAATGTTGGATGAAATGCCTTATTTTGATTTAGATGGTTTTAAAATTGATTTGGGCGAACAAACCTCATTAAAAGATTTAGTTATTAAAAGTATAGAGGAAGAAAAAGGAGAAATTGAGTTTACAGAAGAATTATTTGAAGAACATAATTATATTGTTTTAATTTTTGATAATGAGATTGACTGGATGCAATTAAAAAGTCTTTATCCATTACCTACAGTTAAAGCTATAGATAGCAAAAAAGGATTTAATAAAATTGGAGTTGGTAGAGTTATTAAAGGAACTGATTTTATAAACAAATTAACTAATGATGAAAATTAAAATTTGTATTCCTTCTTATAGACGAGCTGGAAAAGTAAAGACCAGCGAGTTTTTACCCGAATACTCAATTTTGGTTGATAATAAAGACTATAAAGAATATTTAAAATATCACGATAAGAAAAATTTATACTTATTACCCGATGGAATACAAGGAAATTTAGCTAGAGTTAATAATTATATGCTAGATACTTTTAAAGAAGATGTGATTATAAGATTAGATGATGATATTAAATATTTAAAAAGATGGAGAAATACCAAAGCTGAAATAGTTAAAAAGGATGAAATTTTACCTTTTTTTAAAAAATACTCACTTTTATGCAAAGAGTGGGGGTATAAAGTATGGGGAATTAATATTTTAAAAAACAAGAGAAATTATAGAGAATTTCGCCCCTTTTCTACACTTTCATTTATTGGTGGTCCATTTACCGCTCATTTAAAACATAATTTGAGATATGACGAAAATATCCCTTCTAAGGATGATTATGATATGACAATTCAACAATGTAATGAGTTCAGAGGAGTTTTAAGAGTTAATAAATATCATTCTGAATGTAACCAAGCTAATAACATTGGCGGATTAGCAATTGGCAGAAATGTAAAAAAAGAATTAAAAGGAAATAAATATTTGGAAAAAAAATGGGGAACTAAAATCGTACGAAAAGATTTAAAAAACAATAGTAGACTTGGGAAGATTAAAAGTTTTGACATTAATCCTAGTTTACACATTCCAATTAAAGGTATTTAAATTCTTGAAATACAAGTTTAAACAAGCTATTATCAAGTTATGAACTCAAACCCTACTGGAAAAGGTGGTTTTATAGATCATCCTGAAAATAGAAATAATAATGGCAGACCTAAAGGAATTTCAATTACTGATATGATTAGGGAAGCTTTAGAAGAAGTTGACTCAAAAACCAAGAAACCTTACAAAAGATTAATTATTGAAAGAATATTATTGAAAGCAATTAAAGATGGAGACACAACAATGTTAAGTAAGATTTGGGCATATATTGATGGATTACCCAAACAATTTACTGACTTAACTAGCGGAGGCGAAAAAATAAATAACCTGTATGACCTACTCGCAAATATCAAGCCTACTCAAGAAAATACAGAATAATCCTATTTATTTTTCTAAAAAAATATTAGGCGGAAAAATTTGGAAAAAGCAAAAAGAAATAATGTTATCTGTAAGAGATAATCATTTCACTATTGTTAGATCAGGACACGGATTAGGAAAAACCCATATATCAGCTAAAATCATACTTTGGTGGCTATATTCATTTTATCCATCTAAGATAATTACAACTGCTCCAACTTGGAATCAAGTAAAAATGATTTTATGGGAAGAAATATCTAAACTAAAAAGAAATGCAAAGATTGAATTAGGTGGGGAACTAATAACTGCTAGACTTAAATTAGGAGACGAACATTTTGCTATTGGATTAAGCACAGATGAGCCTGACAGATTTGTTGGTCATCATTCCCCTAATGTTTTAGTAGTATTTGATGAAGGACCGGGGGTTAAAAGTGAAATTTGGGAAGCTAGTAATGGTTTACTTACTTCTCCTCATTCTAGGTTTTTAGCTATTGGAAATCCTACTACTCCGAATGGTAGTTTTTATGAAGCATTTAAAAATAAACTTTATAATAAAATAGCAATATCTTGTTATGACTGTCCGAATGTAACTGAGGGAAAAATTGTTTATAAAGGACTAGTAACTAAAGAATGGATCGAGGAACGCAAAGAACAATGGGGCGAGGAAAGTCCAGTTTTTAAATCAAGAGTTTTGGGCGAGTTTCCAGTTGAAGGTGAGGATACTTTAATCCCTCTTACTTGGGTTGAAAGAGCTTATACTAAAGAAATTAAAGTAAATGAAGAAGATAAAAGAATTTTAGGGATTGATGTAGCTAGATATGGCTCAGATAGTACAGTATTTACTGTTTTACAAAGTAATAAAATAATTCACCAAGAGGGATTTGTGGGTAAAAAAACAACTCACACAGTAGGTAGAGCAATACAACTAGCTCAAGAATATATTTGTCAGGTTATAGCAGTTGATGATAGTGGGGTAGGTGGTGGCGTTACAGATAACTTGCAAGAACAATTGGAAAAGGCTAATATAAGTATAGTTCCTGTAAATTTTGGTAGTTCACCGCACGATAAAGATAGGTTTGAGAATTTAAAAGCAGAAATATTTTGGATGTTAAGAGAAGAATTTGAAAAAAATAATATTCAAATTTTAGGTGATAAACTATTAGAAGAATTACCAAGCATAATGTACGAAATAACTTCAAAAGGTAAGATTAAAATAGTCAGTAAAGATGTGATGAAAAAATTGGGGATTAGTTCGCCTGATTATGCTGATAGTTTGGCTATTGCACATTTTGCCAGTTATAGTTATAAAAATAGTATATTAGATTATTATAAGGAACAATATGAAGAAAAAATCCCTACTCCAAAATTTATTAACCCCATTAACAGAACAAATATCTAAATCTGTTTATGAAAAAATCTCTCAGCAATTACCAGTTAAAAATATAAAACCTCTTACATCCGAATGGGAAGTGCCTTTAGGTTGGAATTATCCAGATGCTGGAAGAGTTAAAAAGAAACCTGAGGGAAATGTTACTTATGATACTTTGAGGAATTTTAGTATCCATTACCCTATTGCTAGAGCTTGTATTGATTATTTAAAAACTAAAATTGAAAAATTAAATTGGGCTATTGTTTCCGAAAAAGAAGGGGTGCAGATTAAACAAGATGACCCTAAGGTGCAATTAGTAACTCAGTTTTTTAAGAAACCATTAGGACGAAGAAGTAATTACAGGGATTTTATTGATGCTATTATTGAAGATTATTTAGTTATTGGTGCATTATCTTTAGAAAAAATTATGACTAGGGGTGGACAGTTTATAGGTGAGTTGAAATTAGTTGATAGCGCAACTATGCGATGTTATATAGATGAACAAGGACGACTTCCTGAACCACCAGAACCGGCTTATGCACAAGTAATAAATGGCATTATATCAGCCAAACTAACCCAAGATGAAATGATTTATAAAGTAAGAAGCAGGAGGACTAATACAGTTTATGGTTTATCTCCTATTGAAAGCATTATAATTCAGGCTAAAGCTGCTATACAAGGCTCTTTGTATTCTCTTAATTGGTTTACCGAAGGTAATATGCCAGAGGGATTTTTAAAAATGCCTGAAGGTTGGACTAAAGATCAAATTAAAAGTTTTGAAAGATATTTTAATTCAATGTTATCCGGAAATTTAGGCGAAGTTAGAAAAATAAAACCAATTCCAAACGATACTGAATTCGTACCTATTAAAAAGCCAAACGATGTAGGCTATGATAAATTTGAACTTTGGATTTTACAACTAACTTGCTCTGTTTTTGGAGTACCACCTCAGGATATTGGATTTACTTATCAGAGCAATAAAGCTACTGGAGAAGTTCAATCAGAAAAAGGACAAGAAAGAGGAATGAGGCCGATTGCCCAATTCTTGGAAAATATATTTACTGAGATTGTGGTTAATGATTTTGGTTTTGATGATTTAAAATTTATTTATGTAAATGTCGATCCTGTAGATCAAAAAGCAGAGGCTGAAGTGCAAGAAATTAAAATTAGAAATGGTCTATTAAGCGTTGATGAAATTAGAACTAAAGAAGGTTTAAACCCAATAGGATTAAGTCACTTTATTGGAGGTCAGAATATTACTTTAGTGGATACTTTATTAAATCCTCCAGAGCCAATTATTAAGCCAAAGAAAAAAGAAAAAGAAGATAAAAAAGAAAATGATAAAGATACCGAGAAATTACAAAAGCAAGATTTATTATTATGGAGAAAAAAGGCTAAGCGACAACTAAAAAAGGATTTAATTTTTAATAAGTTTACAAGTGCTTCCCTAGATATTTGGATAATTGATGAAATATATAGTCAGTTAAAAAAAGTTAAAAATAAGGAAACTATTGATAAAATATTTGAGCCATATATTAATAACACCGCTCAGATATATAAAAAATTAGAATTAATTTCAGATGAACTTAACAAAGCTACAATCTCAAATTCGTAAGCAAACTAAAACCTATGGAAGAAATTTAGTTTTAGAAAATGCTGAGAAACAAAAAGAATTTATTAAGTTTGAGAATGATTTAAGAATTGGAATAAAAAAACAATTAAAAGAAATAGTAACTCAAAAATTAATAGACAATCTTTTGGTTTTACAAAAAGTGGAAGTAAATCAAAATGCTTTATTGTTTTTGACTAATAATTGGAAAAGTATTAAGGGCTTCGTTAAAGATAATTTATTTCAATCCTTTTATCAATGGTCGGGGAATATTGGTGGTCAAACAGCTTTAGATGAAATGGAAATGGGAGTTGGGCCATTTGTTTTAGAGAATGAAGAAGTATTGGATTATTTTAAAACTAGAGAAAGTTTATTAATAAATACTGTTGATAACACAACTAAAAAACAACTATTAAGAATAATGCAACAAGGTCAAAATGAATTTTTAACTAATAATGAGATAAGGAGCTTAATAATTGAGAAGATACCAGATATATCTATAAACAGAGCCAGTCTAATAGCCCGTAATGAGTTGGCTAATGCAATTAGTGCAGTACAATTTGAAACTTTTAAAAGAAATGAAGTTCAAAGCGTTAGATGGGTTACAGCTTTAGATGATAGAACCTGTGAACATTGTGAATCATTACATAATAAAGAAATGGTGATTAGTAATAAATTTATAACTAGCGTTACAAATGAAAACACAATGAAAACCACTATTTATAATGTAGAGCGACCACCTTTACATATTAATTGTAGATGTTATTTAGAGGAAGTTATAAAAGGATTTGAAGTCCGAAACGAAAAAATCGCTTGGACTGGTCATTAAAATGAAAAACTTAAATGAGTTTTATAAATTTAATAATAAAATTCAAATTCCAGACAAATATAAAGTTAATGGACAAATAAGGAAAATTGTTTTTCCCTTGTTTGATAATTTATTAGAAAAATTAAAAATTAAGCAAGAATTTATTATTAAAGCTGATAAGTTAGAAAATAAAACAGATGAGGGAAATAATTTATTAAAGAAATTAATTGAAAAAATCAAATAGCCTAAAGCTCCGATAATTAAAGTAATAGAAAAAATAATTAATTTTCCTACAATCCAAAAAATAACCGGAAAAGTAGAAGTTAATAAATTAGAGAAACTTCAAAAAGCAGTTGATGATTTAACTGAGGTAATTATTAATAAAGAAACTAAGTTTCCTTATAAAAAAGGAGAAAATTTACCAGTTAAAGTAATGGATATTCCCGTTAATTGGGATGGTGCTTCGTCTAAGGTTGAAGAAAAAATTTGGATTAGAGAAGAATATACCTATACAACTATCTCAGGTTCAAGAGTACCTACTCAAATTATTAAATATGATGAGAATATAAAAGTTACAGAAGATTTTAGATATGAAGTTATTTATATAGATGGAAGCGCTAATGTGTCTCCTATAAGTAAAAGTAGGAAAATGGAAGCTATATGAGTAAAAAATTTAATCTAAATCCCACTCCGTTTGATTTAACAGAAAATGTATCGGGATATATTAAAAGTATGGTTTGGGGTTCAATTACAGGTACTTTAAGCGATCAAACTGATTTACAAGATGAATTAGATTTAAAACTTAATTTAACTGGAGGTACTCTAGGAGCAGGGCTAATAGTTAATAATGACTCTGGCT